GGCTGCAACTTGAGGAGCAGACGGTGAGAACGAAAGCGTTGCCATCTTCTTAACTTCTTCAGAATCAAGCTTTGGCTCAACGTCTGCAAACTCGTCGTCTGATAGCCAGCGCATGGTTTTGAAGTACAGCTTAGGTACAGCAGCTTTCGTATCGAACCGCATACGCGTGACAACTTCTTCAGGGTTGATGCCCTGTGCAGCAAGCCACGCAGCATATGCCTTCAAAGGCATATCGCCATTAACTTCTTTACCAAAGATGCTAGTGGCAGGAAGGGTAAGTGCAAGCGCATCACCGCCAATATCGTTTGCCAACACCACAGCAATCGGTTGCTTGAAGCCACAGGCGCGACTTGTACCCTCACCGCTACCCTGAATGTTCTGGGGGCAATCAGCGCAGTTGCTGTGTTGTGGTGTAGCAGCTTTAGCGTCAGGCTTATCACCATCTGCTGACCAACAAGTTGGGCCTACGTTCTTGCCTTCCTCGTACTTCTCAGCAAAGAAAGTGCGCCCAATCTTGGGGGCAGCGGCAACGATCACAACGTCAAGATGACGGTCATCAATAGCGGCAACTTCTTTACCGTCACTGATTAAACGAAACACACCACCACGGATGGAGATGCTCTTGCCCTTACGCCCACCACCAGCGTTACCACCGAGTGCTTGTGAAAGTGCGGAGGTTCTGCCTTTGGCAAACGTGGGGACTTTAGATGGATTAAAAACAGCTACGTTACTCATTTGGTTGGTTTCCTTACAGAGACATCGTATTCCGTATCTGCTTGCAGACCGGGGGGAACAAGCGTGGGATTTTCTTCAAGAAATTTGTTCATGTTGGATTGAGCAATACGCTTCTCAAAAAGATCAAGCGCATCGTGCTCCACGACAAAGTGCTTAAAGGCGTCCCAGTCTTGGGTTGAGTACCGTTTCTTTATAGTTAAAGTAACAGTACCGTAGTCGGTGCGTACCGACTTACTACCGAGCGCTTTCAATTGGTCCTTGATTGCAGCTTTAACTTCATCCTGCTGCAACTTCAGTTCCTCAATCTGCGACTCGTATTCTTTGGTTAGCTCTTGGATTCGGGTGCGCATCTTGATGTACACCCTCGTCAATTTGTCCAATGGAATGGCATCCATGTTTTACTCTCCTTTTGTTATGTCAAGAATTATACATTTATTCTGTCATCGCGCAAGCATGATTCGTAAAGTTTTATGAGCAGCGCATGATCGTCAACACGTTCTTCTAACATCTGGAACATTTTTCTCTCGATGTCACTACCCTGTAGGTGGATGACTGTCACCTTGGTCGAGTCCTGCCCTATACGATCTGAACGAGCGATACATTGTTTATAAGTCTCAACAGACATTACTGGCCCCCAGAAGATAACAGTGTCCGCAGCAGTCAACGTCACACCGTGCGCAGCAGCTTGTGGCTGTATGACAAGTAGTCTTGGGTTCTCTTCCGTCTGAAAGCGTTTGAATATATCTGTTCTTTTTCTTACAGATATGTCGCCGTGTATCAACTCATTAGCAACGCCATGTTTGTTAAGATAGTTATGGATTGTGTCAATGCTGTGCCTGAAAGGAGCAAACACCAGCACCTTGCGTTTTGTTTCTTCAAGCACTTCCATCAACACCGATAGACGAGGAGCGCAGTCAAACTCAACTACCTCCTTGTCATCTGTGTACGCCGCTCCTGCGCTAATCTGCAACAGCTTACTGACCCCCGCCGCAGCGTTGACTGCTGAGATGGTAGTGTTTGCCGCTTGCACCACCATGAGTTCCTTCAGCAGCATGTAATACTTTTTTTGTTGAGCAGTCAGCGGTATCTCACGTGTCTCAACAAGCACAGGGGGCAGGTCTGTGCATTCTTCTTTTGTGTAACGTATTGCTGGTTGTAACGCATCAAACACAACCATGTGAGCATCTTTCTTTGGAACCCACTTAAATTGTGTAACCTTCAGCATTGTCTTATCACGCCACGCCGTTTGAAACTGTGGCACACCCATTGGGTTAACAAGTTTAGCTAGCCCATACGCATCGGCAGGTGACTGTGCAGCGGGTGTGCCTGTCATCATCCATAAATACGTAGTAGGCTTTATCAACTTGTTGAGTGCTTTCCACCGACGTGTGCTGACGTTCTTATAAGCGTTGGCTTCGTCAACAATGATGAGATCAAAACGTCCGTCTGCTACAACTTCGTTTGCTATTAAGTTCAGACCATCATAGTTAATGACGACAAACTCATAGTCACCCTGCACCATCTCAATACGCCGCACTGCCTGTTGATGATGTGCCACGATAGCACTGCGGTGTATCACGCTCTTAGCTATACCGTTCATCCACGCATCGTGCATGATGGACAGGGGGCACAAGATAAGACAACGTCTTACGTAACCCTTCTTCATCAGGTAGTCAGCAGCCCACAGCGCAGACAGCGTCTTGCCTGTACCGGGGTCGTTGAATACAAACGCACGACGATGCAGTGTTAAGAACGATGCTGTTTCAATCTGATGTGCAAACGGTCTGTGCTTTCCCGGCCATTCATACTTAGCCTTGATGGGTGACGGCACAGCTTTAACACCCAGATTGCGCAAGACACGCATCTCGTCCAAACCCCAGAACACAAGCACTTCATGTAGTCCGGGCGCTACCTCTCCGAGATGTTTACTCCTTGGTATGACAGTGTATTTGTCAGGCTTGCGTGTCCTGAGCAGCACTGCTTTATTTTCTATGATTTGCATTTTAGTTTGTATAGCGTTACCTGTTCGGCCATGTGGTGGTGTCTTTCAATCAATCCTCTGCGCGACATTTCTCTGGCAAACGAAGCATCAAAGTTGTCTTCCCACTTAAGCTTTATATATTCTAAATTTGAGACACGCCAACCTTCACCATAACGTGCGCTCCACAAAGCAATCAACTCATCATCACTTGCCGTTGTCAGCCATGTTTTTACTTGGGGATCTAAGTCGCGTGTTTCCTTTTGTGGAAGCGCCTCCATTACGAATGGGGTTGGTGTGGTCGATGTGCTTACCGTTACGGTCGATACCTTCTTTGTCATACATTCTCCTTGCGCGTTGGCGCTCAATCTGATCTTTGGTTTCTCCCGATTTCTTCTGTAATTTATAAGCGTGTTTGTAATCACGTTTGCCGTTTACTTGTGTCATATCAATGCCCCTTATTAAATTCGCAAGTCTTTACAGGACACCACGGACAGAGTGGTGTTGCGGTTGGGTTCCACACGTTGTGAGCAAACGCTGCTTCAAGACGCGCTACCCGTTCACGATAGTCCTGCCAATAAGTCGTTGCTTCTTCAAGCATGACCTTGTGCTTGACCATTGTGTCTTTCACTACAAATAACAGAGCAGACTTCACCATGCGTATGATTGGGAAGTGCGCGAATACCATGAGTGACATCAGGGTAAGCTGTTCCTTGTCAGGGTACTTGTCCTTACCCGTCTTGTAGTCCACCACCCACGCAGTTAAACTTTCTTCATCAACGATTAACAAGTCAGCAATGCCACGCACCCAACAGTTCTCATCTTTGAAACCACATGGGCGCAGGTCTACGGTTAGCCCCATCTCATGCTCAGCGTACTTAGTCCCCGGCTTAGCGAGCAGCGCATCAATCGTGGGCTGCACATATAAGAACTGTGGAGGTATGGGGGTGTTATCTTTTACGTAATCTTCTGCGGCTTTGTGTAACTCTTTACCGTAGCGGATTTGTTCCGTGGGTTTTTGTTCGTAATTCTTTAACACACGTACTTCGTGATAACGTCTTGCACACCCTTCAAAATCTTTGAGTGCTGAGTGAGACCATGCTTTCATTAGAACCTCGCGGATGTGGTTACTTGGTGTAGCCTCTCGGCAAACTCTTCTACAAACCTCTCGTCTTTATTGAGTTTGGGTTTGATGTCGTGCAGGATTGCATGGACAACCTCATGCCAGAACACAACTGCTTGCTCGGCTTTTGGTACAACACGTTGTGGTGTTTTTGTACTGACTGTGATGGTGCAGTTTGTGTAAGAAATAGAACCTAGCACATACGGTTCTTTTGTTGTGGTGTTGATAACCGTGTACTTCTTATCGCCAACAGCTATTATTTTGGGTAGCTTCATTTTGCCTCTCCGTATCGTTTTGCTGAACTAACTTCCGCTGCCAGAGGTATCCCCGGCATGTACTTCGGTACGACTGTCATCTGCTCCAAGACCCACTGCTCTGCCTCTTGGACATAGGCATCTGGCACGATGACTACTTCTTCATCGTGCACGGTTAAACACACTGAGTACCTCTTTTGAGTTCTCAGCATTCCATCAGTCATCACAATACGAGCTAACGCCTGAACGATGTTTTCGGTCAGCTTCCCACCGTACAGCTTAGTCTCGTCGGGGCCATACACCACCCCCTTCTCTTTCGAGAATTTGATGTCAGGATAGCGCAGCTTCATACCGTTTGGCAAGAGAATTTGTCCCTTGCTGAAGTGCAGTCCTTTGTATGTGTACTCCTCACCTTTGAGCAGACAGTGATCTATCGCTGACTGACACATTGCCCAGAAGTCTGTCACCAAGTGCGCTGCACGTCGGTACTTGTCGATGATCGCCTTGGCAGCTAGTGCATGGATGAACAGCTCTTCATCGGTACAGGTGTGCGGTATCTTCTCCAGCCGCGCCATCGCTTCCTTGTCTTTCAGGAAGTCGTGCGCAGTGACTGCTGTTACACCAACTTGTTTAGCAAAAGCTTTGTCGTACCGCATGGGGGGTGCGCCGAGGAATCCTGTTAATAACTGTGCAGCAAACGAC